CAATATGGTTGAAAGTCTTCGCGTTCAGTTAGTCACAAACAATGTGGCAATTGAAGCCTTACGGGTCAAACAGCCCCAATAATTCACCGCTTTCAAACCATACTTAATAAATAATAGTATGGATGAAATACACGACAGCGGTGCCGTCACCTTAAAACCCTCTAAGAAACAACTCACAGAAGGCACGATTCTGGGCTACCCTATTGGTAGAGACAAGAAGATTGTGCCACCAGAAGAGGTGCAAAAACTTGCAGCCTTGGGGTGCAGTAATCGCGATATAGCCAACTTCTTTGGCATTGAAGAAACCAATGTTTCGAGACATTTTGCCGCCTTTATTACAAAAGGGCGTGAGGAACTAAAAATCACTCTACGCCGTGCTATGCTAGACAATGCCTGCCGTAATATGAATGCCGCAGTTCAAATCTTCTTAGCCAAGAACATATTAGGTATGAGCGATGTGCCCGTTAATGGTGATGACAAACAGCCATTACCCTGGAGCGATGAATGACATTGCTTACTTTAATTGTTTGTCTTGCTGTGGTAGGCGGTTTGTTTTTCGTAGCAATATATAAGGGCTGGTAATGCCCCTTTCTAAAGCACAAGACACCGTAGCCAATAGTAAGACACGCTTCCGTGTGGTAGTAGCGGGTCGTCGTTTTGGAAAAACCCACCTAAGTATTAGAGAACTTGCTTATCACGCTCGAGAGCCTGACAAAGAAGTGTGGTATGTTGCCCCTACTTACAAGATGGCACGACAAATTGTATGGAAGAAGTTAAAAAATAAACTACAAGATCTCAACTGGGTGGTAAAGACTAATGAAACTGAACTTACTATCAATCTTAAAAATGGTAGCACTATTGCCCTTAAGGGTGCTGATAATTACGATAGTCTGCGTGGTGTTGGGCTTGATTTCATTGTATTGGATGAGTTTGCAGACATTGACCCGCAAGCCTGGTATGAAACCCTCCGCCCTACCCTGTCAGACAAAAGAGGCAAAGCCCTGTTTATCGGAACGCCCAAAGGCATTGGCAACTGGGCTTATGAAATCTACCAAAACTCGCAAGATGATGACTCCAACTGGCAGTCATTCTCATACACTACACTAGACGGTGGCAATGTTCCTGAAGAGGAAATAGAACAAGCCCGTAAAGACTTAGATGAACGCACCTTTCGTCAAGAGTATATGGCTACCTTTGAGACATTCTCAGGTAGAATTTACTACGCATTTGATAGAGCACAGAATGTTCGTAAATACGAAGGTAATACTGCACTGACAGTCTATGTTGGTATGGACTTTAACATAGACCCTATGTCAGCGGTGGTTGCTGTCAGAGAAGGTGAAACCTTACATATCATAGATGAAGTAAGGATGTTTAGTTCTAATACACAAGAGATAGTAGATGAACTTAAACAACGCTTCTCCAAATCCAAAATCTGGGTATATCCTGACCCTGCTGGCAATCAACGCAAGACAAGTGCTGGAGGACAGACTGATATTACCATCCTGAACAATGCTGGTTTTGTTGTCAAAGCACCTCGTGTCCATACACCTGTGCGTGATAGAATAAACGCAGTCAATAGTCTTTTGTGCTCGTCTAATGGCGTTAGACGCCTTTATGTTGATCCCAAGTGTAAATATACAATAGAAGGTTTAGAACGACAAACCTACAAAGAAGGCAGCAGCCAGCCTGATAAAGAAAGTGGCTACGATCATATGAATGACGCCCTGGGTTATATGATTGATTATCTATTCCCAGTGCGTAGAGATATAGACCCTGAACTGCTGATACCACAGCGTTGGGGACACCGTGTGGTATAACAGAGGATTAACAAATGAATGTCATAGAAACATTATCAAACGAAGTAGCCCAACTGATTGGGGGCAACGACATATACCAATCATATCAATACCGTTGGAAATACCTATTAGAAAGTTATCTTGGCGGTGAAGAATATCGTAGGGCTAAACACCTAACACGCTATCAACTTGAGACTGATGCAGAATACAATGCTCGACTAAGAGCAACTCCTCTTGAAAATCACTGTCAGAGTGTTATTTCAGTGTATAACAGTTTCTTGTTCCGTGAAGAACCCGAGCGTGATTTCAGCAATAATGGTATGACATTTGAATTAGAAATGTTCCTGCGTGATGCTGATTTAGATGGACGCAGTCTCAATAACTTTATGAAAGATGTAGCAACCTGGAGTTCAGTGTTTGGACACACTTTCATAATGGTGACAAAGCCTAATGTAGGTGCTGCCACTCGTGCTGATGAAATAGCAGAAGGTGTTCGCCCGTATGTTTCATTGCTGACACCTATGGTTGTATTGGACTGGCAGTGGAAGAGAGCACCATCAGGACGCTATGAATTAGTGTATATCAAATATGTAGAAGACATCAATGGTGATGTTCGCACTATCAAAGAATGGACACCTCAACAGATTGTTACTTCAACAGTGAATACAGAAAAAGACATCATTGAAGAACAGATTGTTGAGGTTAATGGTTTAGGTAAGATCCCAGTAGTGATTGCCTACAATGGAAGAAGCATAGTAAGAGGCATTGGTGTTAGTGATATCACTGACATTGCTGATGCCCAACGCTTCATCTACAATGCCACCTGTGAATGCGAACAAAGCATCCGTCTTGACAGTCATCCAAGTTTGGTTAAAACTCCAGAGACACAAGCAGGCATTGGAGCAGGCAGTTTAATTCATATGCCAGAGAACTTGGATCCTGGACTTAAACCTTACCTACTCGAGTTCAGTGGTGCCAGTGTAGATAGCATTTACAAAGCCATTGAACACACTATTGCTGCCATAGACAAGATGGCTAACACCGGAGCAGTTCGTGCCACAGAAAGTCGCACAATGAGCGGTGTTGCTATGGAAACAGAATTCCAATTGTTAAATGCTCGCCTAAGTGAAAAAGCAGATAACCTTGAACTTGCCGAAGAACAAATGTGGCAATTATGGTTTGAGTATATGGGACAACAGTGGATGGGAGAAATCAACTATCCAGGCAGTTTCAACATCCGTGACACTGGTAAAGAAATAGAGCAACTACAGGTTGCTGCCAATACTAATCCATTGGATCCAAGAGTTAAAGCCGCCATTGATATGAAGATATTAGACTGGTTAGATTTAGATGAAGATGAATTAGCCGCTCTAAGAGATAGTCGTATAGTGTCATTGGATACCGTGCCTGAAGAAGATGAAGATTATCAGTTCGAACCGCACATTATGGTAGATCCTATAACAGGTGAAGAGCGTATGACACAGAGTCAAGAAGAGCATATCGTGCTTGCTAATCAAGGCTGGTATCATAAAAAAGACAGTGAATGAAACTGAAGTATAGTGAAGTAAAAACACATAGAGAACAGCAGTTAATAAAACAAAATAATTGTTGTGCTCTATGTGGAGATGTGGTAGTTGATGATGCTGTTTTAGATCACTGCCATAAGACAGGTAGATTGCGTAAAGTCTTACACCGCGGATGTAATAGTATGTTAGGTAAGATAGAAAACAATATGCCAAGAAGTAAGATGACAATGAATAGACTGGAAGTATTTGCTGGACGACTCATAGAGTATATTAAAACACAGCACACAGATATCATTCATCCAACATACAAAACTAAAGAGGAGCGTAAAATGGGTAGAGGTCGTGGAAAAGGCAAGAAGCCACCAAAGCGTTGATTGGTATGCGTATTTCAAGAGTATTAGAGAACAATGCCCTTGGAGTTATGCTGCCTATTTAAAAGGTAAAATCAACATAGTTGAATACGAAGGCAAGCGATTACCTCTGGGTGATTACTCCGCTCGTATGTATATAATACAAGCACCTGATGCTACTGTGGTTTCAATAGCAGAAGGATTTGATTACGAGGACAAGGAATATGAATGGTTGTATTCCTATCCAGGATATGGTGAGTATGCTACACCCGTTTCAGTGCTAATCCAGCAGTGGCGGGCAGAGTTAAACGCCATAAGGAACCAAATAAAGGACTGATTTACACAGTCTTTAATAAATAAAGATATAACTTACTCATTAGGAGGCGATGTCACAATGTCAGACAATACATTGGCTACAAACGATTTGGTAACTGATACCGCAGGCGTTCAAAACTCTGAAAATCAGGCAACAGAAACAAAGTCTTACACACAGAAGGAAGTAGATGATATGATGGCAAGGATGAAATCCAGCCTTCATAAAAAACTGCTTAAACCTTATGAAGACTTGGGTGACCCGGATGAACTTCGTGCCCTTCGTGAAGAAGCCGCTAAGAAGCAACAACAGGAACAACTCAAGCGTGGTGAGTTTGAAAAAACTCTACAGGAAATTGTTTCTAAAAAGGATTTAGAAATCCAAAAGAGAGATAGCGTTATTAAAGAATATAAAGTCAATACGCCATTGCTGTCCGCAGCCGCACAATACCGTGCTGTGAATGCTGAACAAGTCAAGGCTTTGCTTTCAAATAATGTTAGATTGAACGCTGATGGAGAGGTTGAAGTAGTTGATAGCAAAGGTGCTGTTCGTTATTCAGATAACGGCGAGCCCTTGGGAGTTGATGCGTTAGTTAAAGAGTTTCTT